GGCGTACGGCGCCCGGATCTCCATGATGGCGATCGAGCGTGAGCGCTCCAGCATGAGCGACCAGGGCTTTGCCCGGGAGCGGCTGTGCATCTGGCCGCCGGACCTGACCGCGGGCTTTACGGTGATCTCCAAGGCCCAGTGGGACGGCATGAAGGACCCGTACTCAGGTGCCATGACCTGGGACAAGGTGCCCAGCACCATGGATTACTGGCCCGAGCCGGACACTCCGCTGTCTGACCCGCGCTGGCAGCAGCCGCCCACGGCCCTCGTGCGCCGGCCAGTCCTCGCGCTCCACGTATCCCCTCGCAATCAGGGGCAGCCGCGGGGCGCCCTCGGTCTAGCCCAGTACCGGGCGGACGGCAAGGCCCATATCGAGCTGATCAAGGAGCAGGCCGGGACCGCCTGGCTGGTGTCAACGATTGTCAAGCTGGCCATCAAGATCAACGCTGTGGCGATCGTTCTGGACCCCGGATCGCCGGCCGGCAGCGTCTTGGCGGACCTGGAGGCCGCGATCAAGGACGAGAAGTGCCCCTTGAGTGCGGATGTCATCGTTAAGATGACCAGCGGAGATGTAGCTCGGGCGTTCGGCATGATCTATGATGCGGCCACCAGCAAAAATGAAACGGAACGGACCGTTGTGCACCTGGGTCAGGCAGAGCTGGACACCGCGGTCGGGGGAGCCGACAAGCGGCCCGTAGGCGACGGTCATGCCTGGGACTCCCGCGGCGCATCCGTACCGATCGCCAGTCTGGTATCCGTCACACACGCGCTCTGGGGCCTGGCCGCCAAGGGCAACGAGCCCGAGGCGGTACCGCTGGTGGTCTGGGCATGAGTCTGCTCCGTGATTTCGCACGTGATGTCGTGCGCTGGACGCCCCCCGCCGCGCCCGAGGTCCAGCGATTCGGCGGGGATCCCACCTTCCAGGCCTGGGCCGACTCGTTCCTGACCTTCCAGGGCCAGCTCTACCGGCCCAGCTTCACCACCACCTGGGCCGGCCAGAAGGCCGAGCCGGTCACCGACACGTTCCTGGGGTACACGACCGGCGCCTACAAGGCCAACGGCGTGATCTTCGGCGTGTCGATGGCTCGCGCTCGGCTGTTCAGTGAGGCCCGATTCAAGTTCCGCCGGCTCGGCACGGTCGGGGGCGGTAACGACCTGTTCGGTACCCAGGCCCTGGCCATGCTCGAGAAGCCCTGGCCGGGCGGGACCACCCAGTCCCTGCTCATGCGCGCGGAGCAGGACGTGACCGTAGGCGGGACGTTCTTTCTGGCGGAGAGCGACCGCGGGGACCGGCTGTTGCGCCGCCGGCCGGACTGGATGGAGTTCATCCTGGACGCCCCGCCGGACGAGGCCGTGGAGAGCAACATCCTCGGCTACAAATACACCGTGGGCGGACCGTGGGCGGGTGGCCGCTCCAAGCTCTACATGCTGGACGAATGCATTCACTGGGCGCCGATCCCGGACCCGGACGCCCAGTACCGCGGCATGTCCTGGCTGACCCCGGTCATCAAGGAACTCCAGGCCGACTCGATGACCACCGAGCACAAGCTGAAATTCTTCGAGAACGGCGCGACGCCAAACATGGTGGTCTCGCTCAAGGAGTCGATCGGACCGGACGCGTTCGCGGAATTTGTGCGCAAGATGACCGAGGCGACCGGGGGCACGGAGAACGCGTACAAGACCCTTTACACCGGGGGCGGCGCCGATGTGACCGTGGTCGGTGCCAACATGCAGCAACTCTCGTTCGCTGAGACCCAGGGGCATGGCGAGACCCGCCTGGCCATGGCTGGGGGCGTGCCCCCGATCATCGTGGGCCTGTCCGAGGGCCTGGCCGCGGCCACCTACAGCAACTACGGGCAGGCCCGGCGCGCGTTCGGGGACACGTGGGGCTCCAATCAGTGGCGCTCGTTCTGTGCCGCGGTGGCACCCCTGGTGGCCGTGCCCGCGGACGCTGAGCTGTGGTATGACACCCGGGACATTCCGTTCCTGCGTGAGGACGTGAAGGATCTCGCCGAGGTCCAGGCCACCAACGCCAGCACGATCAACGCCCTGATCGCCGCTGGCTGGACTCCGGAGTCCGCGGTGGCCGCCGTACTGGCAGAGGACTTTACAATCCTCAAGCACTCGGGCCTGATGAGTGTCCAGCTTCAGCCTCCGGTCAAGCAGGAGTCCGCGGACGCCGTGGCGCCGGCCGATGTGAGCGTGGACGCCGGCTCGATCGCCACTCTGGTCGGTGCCGGATTCGAAGAGGAGTCCGTAATCGCGGCCGTGACCACCGGGGACCTCTCCCAGCTGGTGGTGCCGATCGACCCGGCCGCGGCGGAAGTAGACCCGGAGCAGGCAGCAGCGGACGAGACGGAGCAGCCCGGATGATCCTCAAGAGTGAGCACGGTCCGGAGCTGGCATTGCGCCCTGGTCAGCGAATCACGCGCGCGTTCACCGAGGCGCTTCACCCGCGGGACGCCGGCAAATTCGCGGTGGCGCCCGGCTCGGGGAACCGGACCGTCAAGCCCACCGCGCGCCCTGGTGGCGGCAAGGGTGCGAAAAAGAAGGGTGGCAAGGGCGGCGGCGCCGGTAAGAAGCCGGACGCCGGCAATCTCTCCTTCGACGGCAAGCGGGGTGCCGGCTATGGCACGCCCGGCGGGGACAAGCGGGTCCATGCCCTCCAGCAGGCCCTGAACCGGCTCGGCCTCACGGACTCGTCCGGCGCCAAACTCAAGGACGATGGGAAGCTGGGCCCCAAGACCACCGCGGCGATCAAGCGGGCTCAGCGCGCGCTGGGTCTCAAGGCGGACGGCGTGGTCACGCCGGCGCTGCTCAAGCAGATCACCAGCGCCAAGGGGAAGCTGACCAAGGCGCCAGCCAAGAAGACGGCCGCTAAGAAGGTCAACCCCCGAGCCGTGGTCAAGCCCGCACACCCGCCCGTCCGCTCGGGCAAGAGCAGCACCACGCCCAAGAAGGCGCCCGTATCGATGCACACCCGGAGCTGACCATGGCCACTGAGCTGATCGAGCGGACTATCCCGCTGGACGATTTTGACATCAAGCGGGACCGCGCCGGCCGGACCGTGACCGCGTACGCGGCCGAATTCGGGCGCGAGACAGAGATCCGCGACCAGCACGGCCACTACTGGGAGGGCATCAACCGCGCGGGCTTCAACCGCACGCTGTCCCACGGGATCGCCCGGGTGGGCGTCTACTACAACCACGGGTATGACCTGTCCGGCAAGCCCAACGGCCTGCTATCCGTTCCGTTCGCCACGCCCGTGGAGATCAAGCCGGACGGACACGGCCTACTTACGATCTCCCGCTACAACGATGGGGAGCTGGCGGACGCCGTGCTCGCCGCGTGGGAAGGTGGCCAGATCAAGGGCCAGTCCTTCCGCGGCCGGGTCTACCAGAGCAAGGAGCGAGGCAAGGGCGAGCGTGGCCTCCCGCGGATCGAGCGTATGGAGCTGGGTCTCAAGGAGTACGGTCCGACCCCGAGCCCGGCCTACGAGGGCGCCGGCCTGGTCGCAATCCGGAGTCAGGAAGACCTTGCCGAGCTCATTCGGTCTATGATCAGCGAAATCACCACGGGCACGCCCAGTGCCCCGCCCGTGGGTACCAGCATCACTCCAACCGGACCCGATGCCGCCGGGGACTCGTCCGATGACGGACACTCCAGCCGGACCCGCGCTCGTCGCAACCTGATGTTGATGCGAGCCCGTGATCTTGGAGTGATCGGAAATGGCAAGACGTCGTAAGAGCACGGACATCGAAAAGGATCTCGAGGTCGCGCGCGCCCTGGTCGTAGAGGTCGCGGACAACGAGGACGCCTCGGACGAGGACATCACCCGCTCGGACGAGGCCCTGGACTCGATCCCGGACCTGGAAGCCGAGCTGGCGGACGCCGTGGAGTACGAGGACCGCGTGGAGGTCGCGCGCGCCGCGTCCGAGCGGACCGGCGCGACCGAGCCGGGCGACCAGCGCCCGACCGAGGTCCAGCGGCGGCGCCGCGAGGCCCCCAACGTCAACATCTCGGCGGACCCGTTCGAGGTGCTGCGCAGCAACACCAGTCACATGGGTGAGCAGGAGATCGTTCGCACCCTCGCGGACGCCAACCTCAAGGCCATGGACTCCTACGAGATGCCGGACAACTACACGGACAGCTTCCAGAAGCTGATCCGCCGGCACAAGAAGGACGTCTCCTGGTCGCGCAACATGCTCGCCCGCAACACCCCGGACTACCTCTCGGCGTTCGAGAAGGCCGTCACCGGTAAGGAACTGTTCCTGTCCGACGTCGAGCGTGCGGCCATTGCCGTGGGCACGAACACGGCGGGTGGCTACCTGGTCCCGACCCACCTGGACCCGACCCTGATCCTCACCAACTCCGGTGCCAAGGATGTGGTCCGGTCGCTCTCGCGCACGGTCACCCTGACCGGTGGCGCGAACCGGTGGAACGGTGTCAGCACGGCCGGCTCCACGGCCTCGTGGGACGCGGAACTGACCGAGGTCTCGGACGACACCCCGCCGATCGCTCCGATCCAGATCCCGGTGTTCTCGGCCAAGAGCCTGATCCAGGCGTCCATCGAGTCGTTCGAGGACATCTCGAGCCTGACCCAGGACGTCCAGATGCTGCTCCAGGACTCGCGGATCCGTCTCGAGGCCGCGGCGCACATGACCGGTAACGGCACCACGGCGCCATGTGGCATCTTCACCGCGCTGGACGCGAACACCAACGTCGAGATCTCGCTGACCACGGGCTCCACCTTCACCAGGGCGGACCTTGCCGGCGTGGCCAACGCCCTCGGCGACCGCTGGACGGACGGCGCCCAGTGGCTCATGCACCCGGCCATGCTCGAGCGGATCGCCGCCCTGGGTACCGCGCTGGGCGCGAACTACTCCACGGACATGACCCAGAAGCCCACGGACCAGCTCCTGGGCTTCCCGGTAAACCGTTCGTTCACCGCGCCGAACGTGTTCCAGACGACCACGATCGACAACCTGTTGGTGTTCGGGCTGTTCTCCAACTTCGTGATCGTGGACAAGCCGGGCTCCACCTCGGTGGAGTTCATCCCGCACCTGTTCAACACGAGCAACAACCTCCCGGACGGGCGCCGGGCGTGGTACATGCACTTCCGCAACGGTTCGGACTCGGTGAACGACCTGGCGTTCCGTCTGCTCCAGGACAAGACCACCGCCTAGTAGGACCCCGGCGCGCGGGGAGGTTAGGTAGCCCCGTTGGACTCGGGCAACCGCGCGCCGGCCACCCAGACCCGATCCGAGCAAGGAGCCAGAGATGGTCCACGACAAGAGCAAGAGCGGCGACCCGGACTACGACGACAAGGTGCCGGCCGATCGGCACGTCGGCAAGGTCGTGACCGCCGGGGACGGCCGCGAGGTCCGCATCACCGAGGCCAACGGCCCGCAGAACCTGGACGGTACCCACGCCAACCTGGACGACCCCAAGGGCGAGGCCGGGGACAACCGCCCGGCGCCGGGTGGCGTGGCCACGGAGGAGTCCGAGGTCCAGACCTACGACGCCAAGGACACGCCGGCCAAGAACCTGGGCAAGGTCAATTCCCAGGCCGAGGCGGACGCCCTGACCACCAAGGACCAGGACGACCCGGCGGAGCAGCGGTCCGGCGACGCCAAGGCGGCCGAGAACGCGGCGGCCGCGGCGCCCAAGCCGGCCGCACGCAAGAGCACGGCCAAGTAGTGAACCCCGGGACGCCCGTACCTGGCTGGGTTGCGGGCGTCCCGGTTACACCCAGCCCCACCCGGCCAGCGAGGACGACGGCATGAGCGAGCAAGGGGAACGCGTGAACGCGATCGGGTTCGAGTACGAACCCGGCTCTGTCATTCCCGCGATCGTGGACGGCAACGAGTGGGCGGCCTGCTTCGGCCTGTCCTGGGCGGACATGCTGCTCCACGATCAGGTTACGGACAATCGCATCATTCGCCCGGGCGGACAGTATTTCCGGCGGGTGGCCGGCACGATGGGCGTAGCTCAGGCCCGGTCCCAGAACCTGGCCAGCTTCCTGGACACGGACGCCGAGTGGTGCTTCATGGTGGATGCGGACATGGGCTTTGCCGCGGACACCGTGGACAGGTTGGTGTCCAGCGCGGTGGCCAACGGCATCCAGGTGCTCGGGGCGCTGTGTTTCGCCCAGAAGCAGGACAAGGACATGGCGCCGGCCCCGTTCTACGGCCAGCGGCTACGCATCCAGCCCACGCTCTACCACTACACGGTCGTGCCCGGCACCGGGGAGCGCGGTTTCGCGCCGATCGCCAAGTACCGGCGGAGCGCCTTCCAGCAGGTGGCCGCGACCGGCGCCGCGTGCATCCTGATCCACCGGGACGTAGCCGTTGCTGTGGGCCCGGACCCGTTCGCTCCGATCACCGATCCGGACGGCGGGGGCAACGGCACCCCGCGGACCTACTCCGAAGACCTTTCGTTCTGTATGCGGGTCCATGCCGCCGGCATGGACATCGGCGTGGACACGTCCATCCAGACCACCCACTACAAGGGCGGGATCTACCTGGACGAGACCGCCTACGCCATGCAACAGGAGACGCTGATCCAGGCCAAGGGGCACGAGATCGCCGCGGTGGTCCAACGTCGGGCCCGCCACTACGAGGCCGCCGGCCTGATCGCGCCGGAGGGGATCCGATGACCAGCGTTCCTATCGGCGATGCGTACGCCTCGGTGGCCCAGCTCAAGTATCGGCTGGGCATCCCGGACAGCGACGTGTCCCAGGACGATGACCTCCAGGACAAGTTGGACAGCGCGTCCGCGGACATCAACTTGCACTGCGGACGCCAGTTCGGCCGGTCCGAGGTGGCGTCCGCGCGCTCCTACGTTCCCGGACGGACAGGCGTAGATGTCCATGATTTCTGGACGGACACGGACTTGGCGGTTGTCCCTTATCTAGGACAGACCGCAGGCACGGCCTGGACAATCGGCGGACTTGACCTGTTTCCGGCCAACGGGGTCTGGGAGGGCCAGCCGGGTTGGCCGTACTGGCGTCTGGCCTACGGCTGGTCCATGTCCGCGTTCTACTCCGCGGCCCGTGTCCAGGTCACGGCCAAGTGGGGCTGGGAGAACGTCCCCAAGCCGGTCACCACGGCCTGCCTGCTGTTGGCCGCCATGGACAACAAGTCCATGGACGCCCCGTTCGGAGTGGCCGGGTTCGGGGACTACGCCGTACGGATCAAGAGCAACCCCATGGCGGAGGAAAAGCTCAAGCCGTACGTCAAGGATCCGGTCAAGGTGGCAGGCTCATGAGTCCGACGCTGACCGAGCAAGTCCAGACCCTGATCGAGATGGCTCACAAGCAGGCGATCGAGACGGGGACGCGCCAACGCGTGGAGGCCGTCTGGGAGGGCCGCGGGTTCTGGTACTACCGGACGCGGGAGACCGCGGCCTGGCCGCGCCGGCTCGTGCTCTACTCCCGGATGGGGCAGTCATGAGCGTTGCCAACTACGACCTGAACGAAGTCATGGACGCCCTGGCCGCCACGTTCAACGGCCAGGAGACTGGGGACGAGTACAACGGAGTGGCCGAGAAGTTCTCGGCCTACGCCACCGTGCCGGGCACGTTGCGAGTGCCGGCCATCGTGCTCGAGCTGGATGATCTGGACTGGGACCTGGACATGGGCGACGGTGCGGACGGCATCCAGATCATCGCCACCGTGCTGATCAAGACCCAGGAGACCCAGGGCGCCCAGCGCGCGCTCCACGCCTTCCTGTCCCGCAAGCCGGCCGCCGGCAGTGTCCGGCTCAAGACCGCACTCAAGGCCAACCAGACGCTGGGCGGGCTCGTGTCCTACCTGCACATGACCACGGTCCGGCGAGTCGGCCTGATCAACTACGGTGGCGTGGACTATCAGGGCGCCGAAATCGTGATCGAAGGTGTGTCGTGACGTTCCTTCCCGGCTACGGGGTCCGTGTGCTGGCCAATTCCAAGGTCGTGTCCAGCACGGTCGCCGGCGTGACGGCCACGCACTCGCGTGGCGTGTCCGACGTGACCGTGATGGGGCAGGCGATCGCCACGGCCGGATCCAATTTCGTGCCCGGCCTCAAGACCGGCACCATGGCCCTACGCGGTCCCCAGGACAATGTGGGGCAGAGTCTGCACGGCGAGATCGCGGCCAGCATCGGCGTGGACAATCTGATCATGTTGACCGCGCTGCTGGACGGCGACGCCGTGGGCAAGCCGGCCCTGTTCATGAACGGCGACACCACGGACTGGGCCATTGACGCGGCCGTGGCCGACGCCGTGGGCTACACGCTCGGCACCCAGGCCGACGAGTCCGTGGAGATGGGCTGGGTCTTGCATCCGCTGACGGCGGAGACCGCGGACGGCAACGGGACCGCGGTGGACCGCGGCGCGGTCAGCACGCCGAGCACCGGCGGCGCCGCGGCCTCGCTGCACGTGACCGCGTACTCCGGGCTCACCTCGGCCGCCCTGAAGATCCAGCACTCGGTGGACAACAGCGTGTGGGC